ACTAAGGATCAGTTAGTTACAAAGAGTAGCCACAAGGAGGTTAAGATTGAGCTAACCGAAGAGGACCTCGATGAAATGTCTAAGGAGGACGTAATCTATGCCGAGGAGGTGATGGATAGGGCTGGGGAAATTTACCTCAAGTGTTATCAAGCAGCAATGCCCGTCGGCGTCCCATTGCTCGATAGGCACTTCAAAAGAGTTAAAGGCGAATTAACAATTGTTTCCGGAATAGGAAACTACGGAAAGTCATCATTCATGAAGTGGGAGATGATAATGCGTATGGTTAGGTTTGGGGAGAGGGTTGCCATCTTTACTCCTGAGGAACTGCCTGCCGAACAGTTCTACCACGACCTTGTAGAGATTTACTTTGGGAGAGACTGCACACCAAGTAACCCAACACGCCCATCATACGATGCGTACATGAAGGTGTACAAGATGATTGGAGACCATATTTTCATGGTGTACCCGAAGAACGTAGCCCCCACACCAGATTACGTGAAGGAGGTGTTCCTGAGCCTGATCATCAAGCACGGAGTTGACAGGGTGGTTATTGATCCGTTCAACCAAATGGCAAACGATTACTCAAAGGGTGCGGGACGCAGCGACAAGTACCTCGAAACTTTCCTTTCTGACTGCACACGGTTTGCGAGGAAGAACAACGTGTACTTCGACATCGTGGTTCACCCGCACAAAATGAGAAAAGGAGAGGATGGGAATTATCCTTGTCCAGAGGTGTTTGACCTTGCAGATGGTGCGATGTGGAACAACAAGGCGGATAACATCATCATATACCACCGTCCATTCGCTCAGACAGCCCCAGACAGCCCCGTGTGCGAGTTTCACAGTAAGAAGATCAGAAGACAGAAGATAGTTGGACTAAAGGGGTCGTTTGAATTTCAACTACAGAGGAACACGAGGAGGTTTACCTTTGACGGTGTAGACTACCTTCAACAGGCAATAGACGGGAGGGCTGTCCAGATTGAAATTAAGCAAGAAACACCAAGCGCAGTAAGGCCTAACAGAAACTGGACGGATTCAAAAGAAGCAAAAGAATGGAACGAAGACATAGCGCACCCAAACGGGTACAAGGAAGCCTGGGAATAATTTAACAAATTAAATTTGCACAAACAAGTCGTGTATGTTACATTTGCACACAATAATTAATCAATCAATCATTAATCAATTAAACTATGGGATTAGACACAGGTGGTTCATCAAACAGAACGTACCTCAGTATTTCTGATGGACGTATTGCAAAACGAGTTCAAGAGGGCACCGACGGTGCTGTAAAGTGCAACTCAAAGGACGGTACCAAGGTTTGGTACGAAAAGCGTTACCCGTCCGTTACGGGGAACATCGTTGATGCCTTTAAGAGGGTGTCCGAGCAGGGGTACGGCGATCAGCTCTGCATTGTGTTGAAGGACGGGGATGAGACCTTTCAGGTACAAATGCCATGGTCTTCACGGTACTCATCAGGTTTCTTTTTGTGTATGCCGAACATCAACCCGGAAAAGCCAGTAACGCTATCCCCGTGGGCAAAGGAGGTTGACGGAAAGAAAAAAACAATGCTTTACATCCGACAGGATAAAGACAACGTTGAGTGGGCGTGGACAAGGGAGAACCCAGGCGATATGCCAGAAATGAAGCAGATGAAGGTCAAGGGGCAGATTGTTTGGGACGACACGGAGAGACAAGAGTTTTTTGAGTCTTACCTAAAGGACACGTTCTTGCCAAGGGTTTATGAGTCAAAGCCGGAGGAGAAACAACAGGCAACGGGGTGGCAGCCTGCAGGATCGCCTCCCGAGGATGATGGATTGCCATTTTAAAATTTTGATTTTACCGTTTTAAAATGATAACCTTTGTAGACAGACCGATACCAGTAATTACGCCCCTTGGGGATGGCTACATACTTTACATAACCGCGTCTGGATTCCTTGAGAACGATGAAATAACCGTTGTTCTTGAGAACGGCGGGGAGATAAAGCACTTCACAAGTGACCAGGTACGGATTTGGAAGAACGCAACATACAAGATAGACGAAAAAACCAGTGGTTAGAGTTGATTTGAAGTACGGCGGAAAGGGGGGTTTTTGGTTTCCCCCCTCCCGCCTAAAACAAACAAAAATGAAAAAGTACAGAACAACATTTTGGTACTACTTGGTGGCATACGACAGCAAGATTGTAAGCACGTTCTTGATTCTTTTTGTCGTGTACGGAGTGTCAAGCTACTTTGTGGGGGACATGACAACAGCCATTGGGTGTATGGTAACGGCAAGCCTTGTTCTGGCCGTCATGGCCTACCAGTATATCAAAGAGATGCGCGAACCAAGGCCTGACTACCGAAAAAAAAGAAAAAAATGATAGCGATAATTATTATAGGGATATTTTTTGTTGGGGCGTTCAAGGGTATATCAGATAGGATTGCCCACGATCCAGACTACATAATCAATGGGTGGAAGGGTAAGTGGAAAACAAACCCCAACGGATCGCTTGTCCCGGGCTCTGAAACAAGGCATTGGTGGTACTTTGGGACTCACTTACCGAAGTACTCTGAAAGGTTCCCGTTCAGTTCAACGGCGCTGGTGTTTTTTACTGACTGGTGGCACCTGTCCAACTTCTTTCAGTACAGAATAACGGATTTCTTGATAGCCTACAGCTTCACTAACAGCCTATTAAACACATTTTTTTTAATGGTGTTCTTTTCCGTGCTAAGGTGGCTTGGGTTTTCTCAAACGTACTTGAGATGATTGATTTTTGTTAGAAAAACAAAACCACCACGGGCATTTAGCAATTAATTGTTACATTTGACACAACAAACACAATAAACAAGATGACAAACAGAATAGAAATTTACGACGCCACAAGAACTGTTGATGGGAAAAAAATGAAGGGGTTCAGGGTGAAGACAGTGGCCTCTAACAACGAAATCCTACAGACATCGGAGGTGTTAAACACTGCGTCCTCTGTAAAAAAACACATATGCGCTATGTGCGAGGCGTGGAGATCGTTTTACGCACCGAGCGTATACGACATGACAAAGGACAAAAAAATGAAGGGGACGAGCTTTGATGTCTCTGTTGAGGTACCCATAAGTAAGCTGAAAATACAAGAAGCAGTATGAAGAAACCAAACTCCGCAATCCTATTTGCCAAGCACCTCGTGTCGGGTGAAAACCATGGTTTTTTAGCCTTTGTTTTTGCCTTTTTCGTGGGGGTGATAGTGTCTGTTACGCAGTCTGATACAAAGAACTTAATAGCGTGTTCGACAACCATGTCGTTTGCGCTTGTCACCAAGTTCATTCAGTGGAAATCAAAATCAAAACAGACTGGGACCAATAGGTTTAGCATTACAATCAACTAACTTGCTTCAATGGAACATATTCAATACATTTGTTCCGCACACTGATCTGTGTGCCTTGTTTCAATTTTCGTTTTGTTTGACAGCCGTCCCTATAGTTGGGGCGGCTTGTTTTTTTTTCTCCATAAAAAATAAAATCAATGGATAGACGAACAGTGTTTCAACAAATTATTTCTGACACAAGCGGAAAAAGCCAAAGGCAACTGCTGAATGAGTACGCTAAAAAACAGGGGGAGACGTACTCATGCTTTTCAGCGGCCTACTTCCGGTGGAAGAGGAGCCCAAAGAGGATGAAGAAAGACAACCCAAAGCCAACCGCCCCCACGAATAAAAAATCAGAGTTTGCAGACCTCAAGGCGCTGTCAAAGAACGACAACCCGCTCAACCTCCCCAAGAGTTTAGAGCCCGAGCACAAGGCGTTCAAGCTCCCCGTCTCGCACAACGACATCCTCCTTATCTCCGATATTCACATCCCGTACCACAACATTCAGGCTCTGACTGCAGCTTTAAAGTACGGGATGGAGCAGGGGGTTAACACAATCATTATCAATGGAGACTTGATAGACTTCTACGCGGTCTCCAGGTTTGACAAGGACCCAAGGAAGAGGAACTTTGCCAACGAGATTCTGTCTACCAGGGAGTTCCTTGCAACCCTAAGGGAACTCTTCCCAACCCAGAACATCTACTTTAAACTCGGCAACCACGACATTAGGTACGAACACTACATCATCAATAAGGCACCCGACCTGCTTGGGATAAACGAGTTTAACTTAGAGTCCCTGCTTCACTTGGAGAGGTACAACATCGTAATGATCCCCGATAAGCAGCTTATCCACGCGGGGAAACTGACGATACTCCACGGCCATGAGCTTGGTAAGTCCACGTTCTCCCCCGTCAACGTGGCGCGTGGTCTTTACACAAGGGCAAAGGACAACGCAATCTGCGGTCACAGCCACCAGACATCTCACCACACGGAGCCTAACATTAACGGGAGGGTGGTTGCCTGCTGGTCTATTGGTTGCCTGTCGGAGCTGCACCCGGACTACGCACCGTACAACAAATACAACCACGGGTTTGCCCACATCAAGGTCTTTGAGGACGAGACCTTTGAGGTTCAAAATTTTACAATTATAAACGGAAGGGTTCGGTAGTTTTTGTAAATTTGACTAATGAGACACCCGAAGGTAATACTGAAAAAACTGGGGAGGCAACAGGCCTGGGGGCAGTATATGCCAAACGGAACTATAGAAATTGACCCAAGGCTAAGGGGCAAGAAGCACCTTGAGGTTATGATTCACGAGTACCTTCACCTCCACCCAGAGTGGACAGAGGAGAAGGTCACCGAGACGGGGGTCTGCTTATCGGATTTTCTTTGGAAAAATCATTACAGGAAAGTTGAGTCGTGACAAAAAACACAATAAATTTGTTACAAACCAAAATCACAGTCTTCTATGCTAAAGCTTAAACTGTCAGTGGTTGATGATCTACAAATTCGCTTGTACGAAGAGCTGGAAACCATGCCCGAAATGTTCCACATCGAAGAGTTTTGGTTTTACCACATAGACTACATAGGTCCATACTCATCCTTTAAGAACCTGTGTGTCGTTGGTTCAGGGGGGGCACAGTTTGTCGTTGCGGCTACGCTTGACGAGCTGATTGACGCAATAGATGATCAGACTCAGTCAAAGTACCTGTTTTTTAAGAACTAATTTGTTAAAATCGCGTAATTTATTTGCAAATACTACTCACAATGTCGTACACTTGCAAAAACAAACAGAAAAATGACGAAAGAACAAGCAATCAGGGCCTACAGGATGGTTGTCACAGGCCTTGCCGCGCAGCAGGTGTACGCCCAGTGTCACGACGAGAGTGTTGCCACGGGGGTTTTTACACAGGACCTAAAAATGGCTTCAAACAACCTTGTCTCTAAGCTGGAGAACAAGTTTAAGCAGCTGTACAAGACCTTGGGGGACCTAAACGACGGGGACGAGTACGTTCGTGCCGTTGCCACAATTGACAACACCATTGCCGAGCTGTCTGGTCTGCCTCTGGAGTACTGGCCAACGGTGGTAATGGCTGTAAAAAACATTAAAAAGGTGGTAATTGAGGCGGAAAGTAACAAAACCCCGCTCCCCCAGGAGGTTGAGGTTGAAATCTCAGGGGAGGGCGAGGAATGAGGGAATACACGGTAATGGTTCTTGATGGGGATAGCGTGATTCACCACGCAAGGTGTACCGCTAAGTCCCCCGAAATGGCTAAGTCGAAGTGCCTTTCAGACTGCTGGAAGCTTGATAAGGTAATGGGATTTGACAGGCCGTGGCACAAGTACTCGTGGGAGGTGGTTGAGGGGGCGCAAGTGGTTAAAAAATCAAAAAAAACACATAAATGAGCACACAAAAGGCGTTAGAGCTGCTACAACTACCCGACGAGTGTCAGCAGTTTGAGGGGCAAATACAGAGCAAAACCTCACGGTTCTTAATTGTTGAGGAAACCCATGACTTTACGGTTTCCCCTAGAAAAATCAGCACAAGGGTTTACGTATCAAGCTCCACGGAGCTGTTTGGGGCGTACACCTTCAATATGATATCCAACTACATCCACTCTTACGGTCACGGTATGCCTGTGTTTAACGGGTCCGTTATGACAACAAACAAACCACGTGTGTACGGGGACAACGGCAGGTGGATGCCATGGCAAATGGTTGAGCTTTACCCATCCGAGTCCGGTGGGGGGCACTCCTTTGACGTTATATCAGACATAGGGATGAACGTCAACACTGACGGAACCCCATCAAACCCGGACAACCCGTTCGTTAGGGGTGGTGTTTTCTACCGCGTACAGAAATCTATTACGAGATCATCGGACGGAACAACCAAGACGTGGACAAGCAAGAAGCAGTTCGTTAGGTGGACGGTCGGCCAGCTGTGCTCGGTTACAGGGATGACCGCCGAGGAGATCTCCTACAACACAAGGGTGACCTTTAACTCGGTGTCGGTCAGCCCAGAAACTCACGTTACAAGCATCTCCATGGACATCGAAACGCTGCCCGACAATAAAATCCGTGGGGTGTTCCACATCAACGGGGAGCCGGCCACGGGCGCCCCAGGCAAAGTGGCCTCATACGGTAAGTCGTGCCCGTCGTTTGTATTTAGATGGAACCTGTACAACGAGGCGGGAAGGACCCCATACGGATCCTCAGTCACGGCAAGCTTCACCTCCGATGAGGATAACACCGTATCGATTGTGGCAGGGGCTAAAGACATGTACGACCCAATTAAAAGGGAGCTGATGTTTAACCAGTCCCTCGAAACAAACGCACAGGTTGTGGCCTACGCGGAGTTCCTCCCAGCACAGGGTAAGAACGAGAACGCGGGGATGGTGTACGGACTGGAGACGGGTATTAAGGATATTTGGGGGTAAACCATGAGCGAAATAATAAACCAGGTAGTACAAGACCTTGAGTCAAGGGAGCAGAGGGGACTGTCCAAGTACGGGACAACCGTAGACAGGACAGACCTCTCCGAAATCGAGTGGCTACAACACGCTTACGAAGAGGCCCTTGACCTTGCCGTGTACTTAAAAAAAACAATTTCAATACATGATTCACGCAGTAGTGCACGTGGTTGAGCTATCAGCCATCATCATACTTGCCCTTTGGTCAACGGGGCGAATGAACGACCTCAAGGAGAGGTTTGAGCTTGAGTTACAGTCAAGGTCTTACGGTATCGATAAGATCGAGCAGGCGCTCAACGCAATAAACAGCAACCACGAAAAGAAAAAGAACCAACAGAAAAGAAGATGTGGAAAGAAGCAATCGTAGTCGCCCTCGCCCTCTACCTGACTGTTTATGCAGTAGTAAAGCTCGTGGAGAGGTGGGATAAAACAGACTTTAACTAACCCGTAAGTAGCCGACTTGCTAACGGCAATCCACGGGGGCAATACCTGCGGTAGTGGATCCGACCCCGCATGAGTCCCCGTGGCTAACCTTAATAACACTAAAAACAATAAATAAATGAGACACGTAGAAAAGGCCCTGCTGAAGTTCGGCGAAACACCATTCATCACCCTCGAAAACACAGAGGATGTGAGGGGGGTTGCCCCAGTTGTAAAGTTTACAATCCAGTCAGACCCCGTCAGCGAGGTCGGGGTAAACGGAGTTCAAGCAACAGATATGCTCGAGTACGTAAAGTGTTTATTCGAAAGCCTTAACGATGCATTCCCGTGCAGAGAAAATGCCTTGACAATCACAAAGATTGAAGAGGCTATCCACTGGCAGAACGCCCGTACCGCAAACAGAATCAAGCGCGGGGTTGAGGGGAAGAACGAAATTTAAAACATACTTACAAAATGGAGTGGACAAGCTCAAACAACTACCACAGACTGGTGGTGGGACAGGACATGATGACCGTCATTAAGGATGGGGGTGGTACAACGTGTACGGTTTGGTGTAAGAACAAGAGGAAGTACTCAAAAACATTCTACCACGAGGTCACCACAGAAGAGGCAACGTCATTCATTCATGGGGTGTACCAAAAAAATAAGTGCTTCTGGGACTAGCAGTCCCACTTCCTTAGGGCCAGGGCCTTCCTTGTCGGCTCCCCGTTAGGCTTCTTCATCGGACCAGCCATCCCGCTCATTCTAGCGCAAAATGACTTACGCCTTGCAGCGGCCTTTGGAGACCTCTTGGCCTGCTTAGCAGAGACTGGGGGCTTCAATGTGCCTCCGGTTTCACGCTTGTACGATGCACGGCCCTTGGCATTCAAGCCTCCTGTTTTTGACTTGCCCTCAGACCTCTGCCATGCTGGTGATTTTGCCATTATTTCTTTTTGTTTTGACGTTTATCTTGACGATAGTTCTTCATAGCCTCCTTGCGATCCTGGCCCTTTTTCCATGACCCAGCAGCAAACTTCTCTGCTCGTTTCTCACGCTTAAAACCAAACGTCTCGCCTCTCTTTTTTGCTTCAGCATACGCAGCCTTTGGATCATTGCTGTAATCAGTCCATGAACCATCTTTATTAGGGAAAATAGTCGGGTTAACGTCGTACTTGTACTTTTTTTTCCCCGATTCCCCATGCTGCATCAAGTGAGTTGAATTACTTCCGGGCATGGGCTTTTTAGGATCGCGAATAGCTTGAGCGGTCTTGCGACGCTGGCTAACCACCATTCCTTGTTTTACTTTTGGTTTAGGCTTATTCATCCCTGTCCTCGTGAAGATTTGACGTGCTTATCCTTCGGGGATTTGCGCTTGGAGGCTTTACCCTCCTTGCGCTTCCCGAATACTGTTTTTAGTCCGTTTCCTAGTGACTTTGCCATTACTTCTTCTTCATTTTAACGTTCTTCAACTTCGGGTTGGCCTTCTTAGCAGCAGGAATCGCCTTACGAGCAGCAGAGGCCAAAATAGCCCCGGAACTCTCCTTACTGATGCCCTGCTTCTTAGCAATCTTGCTCTGCACGGCCTTGAAACCCCGACTACAATCGGGGCTTTTTGATTTCCATATCTCTGAAGGATCTTACTTCTTGGGCAGGCCGAGATCCTTTCGGATCCACTCACGGGCTCCCATGACCTTGTCTCCAAACTCATTGTAGAGCCTCTTTGCTGTCTGGCGAACAACCTCGTTGCCCTCCCTGAGTTGTTGACCTGCGCTTTTAGGCTTCGGTTTCGGCTTTGACGGTCCGTTTTTGGGCATGCTTTTGGGGACAAATTGAGATCCTGTTCTTGGCTTAGAACCTCCGGGGCTTTGTTTATCAAGCTTTCTAACCCCGCTTCCCGGAGCCATTCTTGGTCCTGATTTCAAAGGACCCTGAGTGTTCGCCTTCTTTTTAGGCGGATTTGGTTTTGATGATTTTGCCATGTCGTATAAGGATAAAAGATTATTTCTTACCTCCGGAACGAATGATACCGGCCTTGGTTTTGAGATCCCGGGCCTTCTCAGCCTGTCTCGCAGACCTTGCGTACAACCTGTTGGTCTTGGCCTGATGAGCCATGCCCCCGAAGTCGTCGTAGGTTACCGTCTTGTTTTTTGGAGGCTCAGCCTTTCTCGTGGCCTCAGCCTTGTTCCAAGACGATTTAGCCTTGGTCATCTTCTTTTCGGCACGAGCCTCCACCTTGGCAGCTCGTTTTTCTGGGTTACCCCTGTTTACCTTTTTCATTGTTTATTAGTATTTAGATCGATTTGACTTCGGTTGAGCCTTCGCCCGGTATTCAGCCATCTTCACAGCCCTCTTTTCAGCCTGCTTCTTGGTGATGGTCTTTGATCCGTACTGAGGCTTGCTGGAGAGCCCCTTAGCACCCCCAACGTTCTGACGGTTGGTCCCAACACTTGAATTCGTCTTAACCGCCCCACAGCCATCCTTGCTGCAAGACATCCCCGAGTTCGCACCCTCAGAAACCTTGCGATTCTTCGGATCCCCATTCTTTACAAGTCTCATAACTTTTTTTTTACAAATATACACAACCAATCAATTACAACAAAAAATTAATTAACCATAGAAAACCCCGAAAACTCATAAACCAACTGTGGCGGAGGGATTTTATTGAAAAAACGTAAACCAAGCGTAGTGAAGCGATTTTATTGAAAAACGTAAACCAACTGCGGTGGGGGTCACCCCCCCCACCACCACTGCCGCCTGCCGCTCCCGAAGTCGAATTAGCAAATGGGGTGGGTGCACTAAGTCGCTGATCCACAGCTAATTATCCCCCAACAGGTAACGCATTGGCTGTCAACCATATAGAGCGGGGAAGCAGGAGGCATAAGGAGCGGCACATAGTGGTAACTACTTGGTAGTCAGCTATGTATAAAGCGTTGATAATCAGCCACAAACCGGCGGCCATATCCCATGGACTGGGCGCGGTATTATGCATGCATAGGACATGGTGTTATGCGTGCATAAGGTGCGATGCTATGCGTGCATAGTGTGCAGTGTTATGCGTGCATAGCTTACAATCCTATGCGTGCATATGATCACGTCAGACCACAATCTGGATCATATGAACTGGCCCGCATAAACTAGGCGCAATCGTCCGCTCATCGCGCACACTGGGCGCTGGTCATATAAACTGGGGAGCGCTGCGCGGCATGGCGAAAGCAGCCCAGAAACAGGTCTAATAATAGGAATCCAACGATAAAATTGTCTTCAGCCGGAGCAGGAAGATAAACTGATCCTGATTATCAGTGCTTTAACTTTGAGGCCAAAACCTCTGAGAATACAATAATGAGGGGCTGTTTTAAGGGCTGCCGGATCATGCCTTTTTTCGTGTTTTTTCATGCAGTTGTGCTGAAAGCCGCGTGGGGCGTGGGAAATTTTTAGTTTGGGCCACAACAAGATTGGAGAGCCCAAACGCGTGTGCACACGAGGAGACCTTGTGCAATACACTATTATTCTTTTGTGTTTGTGTAGTAGGAGGAGAGGGGAGAGCTATGCGTGCAGTGTATCCGCGCTCGGGCCTTGGCCTTTCCGGACCATTTTCGGATGACCTTAAATGCACCCATTTTTTAACCTGATTTTAGCCCCGTTTTACCCTGTGTCCGGATCACCTGAGAACGTGACCTAACGGCCTGAAATGAGCCATTTTTACCGATTCAGCGATTTGCTGCATTGCTTGATTGATGCGGGTTTCAATGCTGTTGCTTACAAAGATAGTCAATGTTTACGCGGCTTCCAAGAAAAGTCAAACTTTTTTTCATTTTTTTTTCGCTCTACAACCCGCGTCATTCCTACAAAACTGAAAATAATTGAAAAAATATTTTGAATGTGGTTTCGGCCACGTCTGACGCGGGTTTCAGAAATGACATTTTCTGAAAGCCTTGATAATACAGGTGTTTTAAACGATCATTCAAATTTGCATTGAAACTTTCACTTAAACATATATTTGCCCCGTTCAACGGAACAACGGAGTGCTTAAGTCACCCGCAAGTATACCTGATGAGATATCAGTTAGAATTGAAAGACAGCAACAGGTTCTGATTCCCTCTCCTGACAGAAAAGAGGGTGAGCGCGAAGGTAACGACGCGACGAGAGCAAGCTCGCAAATGGCCGACAACATTCGGCAACCTGTCAGTAACAAGGTTAGGAGTTACAGGTTAAACTTGCCTGAGCCGTGCCAATAGCACGGGAGTAACAAACGGAGTACCGCAATGGCCCGAAAAAAAGCGCAATACAGCGCAATACAAGTCCCGCAGTAATGTGGGGAGCAGTTAACGAGTAGCGTCTTAACTGCTCAATGAAGCAAACGTGCAATACAACACAGCAACGACGCAAGGTGCGGCAAGTGTGACTAACTGAGGTTACCACATTCGCAGGGAGTTCGAGTCTCCCCGTTGTTCTAAACTTAATACACAACAGCATGAAACACTTTTTTCTAGTTGGCGAACAGGCCGTGGAAATTTACCCAAACATCGCCGAATTGACTGACCACTTTACAGGTGACGTAATTTGTTACGATACCGAAAAAAACACACCCGAAGATTTGCTTAAAATGTATGACGGGTGGGATGGCTTTGTGGTAATCACCGAGCAAGAGTACAACACGATCTTCAATCAATTTTATCCAAACTTAAAAACTCAACAAGTATGAAAAGCAAATTAGAGATTCACAACCGGGAGCATCAACCACGAACGGCTTGATGAAGTGTGCTTTTTTTAAAAATAAATTTTGAAACTTAAATTTACTGCATATATTTGCACAAAACAAACAGACAAACAGAATGAACCTACAAACATTTATTGACGACCTCGTTACGGGTAACGGGGCATCTTACTCACTCACTCAGGGTAAACCAACGACAGGCGTTATGGCTTCGATGCAGGGGCATGAGTACATCCCTGAACTGCCCTCCGCATACATTCGTTATAAACGTGAATTGCAACGCGAGATGATTGCTAACCACGTCCTGAATTTCATCGCTAAGAACGGCATTGAGGCGGAGCAGGAGGACGTGTACATCGGGGGGTGGTGGAGTGACAACAAGCTGTACCTTGACCTGTCCCGCCGCTTCGATAGCGTGCAGGATGCGGCAGAGTTCGGGATGCTTAACAATCAGAAGGCAATTTACTCGATTGACCTTGACAGGGAGATAGAACTCCCCATGCCCCAAGGACACGGCACGGAAACGCAGAAGCGTGACTACATCAGAATTATATCTCAGCGAATAGCTGAAGATAACAAGTGATACGGCCACACGGCTTGGTTCATTGGCGGGTTCGACTCCCGCCCTTGTTCTATCAGGTGCTCAACCTGATGCTCGTAAATGCAAAGAAGGGAGGAGCGGCAACGGCTCGCACTCCCTTTATCTAAGAAACAAAACAAACAAAATAAAATGAAGAACAGAATCAGTAAACAAGCAAAGGCAATCGCAGACCGGCATTTGGAAGCGCTCAAGACCGGCAACTTCGACGACCCTGTGGTGCACACGAAGCAAGAGGTGATTGACGCCTTAAGAGCAGGCAAGACACTGAGCGGAGTGATTGATCAGATAGAGACCGAGTTTATCTCTGTAGGCTCTATCATGATCAGTAAAATATTCAAGCACGAGAGCAAGTCATATCGTGCCGGCATCTACAAAGGATTCAAGATACTAATCGACAAAAAGTAACAGCATGAAAAAACACCTCCCCGCACTCTCGGTGATTGCCTTTGTCGCGGTCATCGTCCTGCTCCTGTCTGAAATCAACTACAGGGCAGCTGTAAACGCAGCACGAACTACCGATGGTAGTGATGAAAGCATCCAAGCAGTTATGACCGCCTACGGCTTCCGCTGCGATGCTCTTGGAAGTATCGGAACAAGAGATAAAGTAGTGGCATTCATTAACTCTAACAACTAACGCCATGCAGAACAGCACAACACACCAAATTGACCTGGCAATCGAGTCCCTTGAACATCAGGTAGAACTGCTTGAGAGGCTCAAAGACAGGGTCAACCAACTTGAGAACTCTATCCACAACGAGGTAATGTACCAAGACATGGGCTTCCCCCGACTCGTTGAGAAGTCAAAGAGAACATCCTCCCTGCTGAGGTCTAAGATTGCCATCCTGTCGGAGGCAGTTTTCTCCAAGCACAGGATGACGCTCTCCCACAACTCAGTAATTCACCTACAAACACACATTGACAATGAAAACATTTGACATCAACATTTACGGCAAGACACCCGCAGAGGTTCAGTCGTGCCGGTCAATGCTCCACACCGTGAAGCACGAACAACTCGGCAGGTGCTACAGCAGGTACACCTGCGACACCTGTAACATCCAATGGTCAGTAGATAGTTCAGACTAAAAAAAAAAACACAATGAACGTAAGAGTATGCGAAGTGACAGAGGTTATCCTCTGCTCCAACCCAAACCACAGCATCGAAATAATTCTAATAAACGTAAACTGATGAGAAACAACTCAAACTACCACCTTCCGGAACTCGCCGAGGTGTGCGAAGAAGCCCACCACGACAACCCAACCCTGCTTTGGATGGGAAGAGATGACAGGGATGACGGCTACTACTTCGTAACCCTCATGACAATCAACGAGGAAATCCTCAGGGTCTTAACCTACTTCGACAGGGAAGAGTTCACCGAGGACATCAAAGCCGCAGAGCAGGACTTCAACATTGAATTCATAAAGCAGTAAACATGGAAAGAGATCAAATCATACAGCAAATCAAACAGCGGATCATGGTCCTCGCATTCCAAGCAGAGAGCGCAAGGAGGATATCCAACAGCAAATCAGATACCGATGAGTACATATCCCTCTCGTCCGCTGAGTACTACGAACAGGAAATGCAGTTTTTCGTATCAATACTTAACACAATAGGGGATGAAGAACATAATTGAACACATCGTGTTTGCCATAATGTATCAACTATCAAAATCTATCCACAACAATGAGCGCAATTAAATCAGGGGATGATGTGATTTGTATCAAAACACACTCCCAAGGAGCTGTCATCAAGGGGAAGATATACACCGTGAGAGATGTCGTATCATTCCCGTGCGGGTGCGCAACCATCGTTGACGTGGGGCTTAGATCCAACCGGCCGTTCACCCTCTGCACCCACTGCGGGACGCACTTTGAGAAGGGGGATAACGTGTGGTACATAGCCATAGAACTGTTCAGGAAACTACTCACCGACGAGCAGGAGGATGACCTCAGGGCGGCGTTGGAGGAGGTGCTAATAGACACTAATTAGTATCTATTTAGTAGAAATAATAATACGTACAACTAATTCTGTTAATGCAATGAGCAGGGTATACAAGACCAAGGACGGCTATGAAATCGTGAAGCACTCTCGTGATCTATATGCAATCGTAGGCAAGAACGTCAAGTACATCGGGAGGGTTTCCCCGAGCTACATACCGAGCGGTCGACTGCTTAAGAACATACCAAACGAAATCAAAACAATCTTCTTTAACATCCAACGAAATGAAAGCTAACTTAAAAATTGCGAACGACCTCCTAGACCTGTTCGGTGAGAGTGCGTTCTACAACATCAGCGTGTGGGACGACAAGGTGGTCCTTCAGGGCAAGTTTCAACCGCCAATATCACAGCGGTGCAATGCCGATGAATACACCGTAGAAGTAGACAACAGCGGCTACTTCCACATGAAAAAAGGGAACGTAGTAATCATACTAACATAAAACAAAACACAATGAATAAACAAACGTGGAATTTAGCGAGTTTATGGAACGAGTGCGTATACTCAGTACAAAGACCACTCGAAGAACGTGACTACTGCTACGCATCGGAAATCGGACAGCCCCTTGTCGATCGATATCTGAAGATGAGAGCCGTTACACCAACCAACCCCCCCAACATGAGAAGCCTCCGCAAGTTCGAGGCGGGTAACCTTGTCGAGTGGGTGGTGCGATACGTTTTAGAACGCGCAGGATTGATCCAAGAGACTCAGGAGAGGGTAATGGTCGAATACCCGAATAAACTGCGCGTATCGGGTCGCCTTGACTTCCTAGCCGGTGGTAAGATAGACCTTGAACGTGCCAAGCAGGACATCACCTCGTCACACCTTCCCGAATCCATCCAAGCATCCTCCCTGTACATCGCAGAGAAACTGTATGAAAGGTTCGGGGATATGGAACTAGAGACCAAGGTGCTTGAAATCAAGTCTTGCTCATCCTTTGTCATGGATATGATGGAGAAGACCGAGAAGCCTATTAAGCACCACCGCCTTCAGCTATTCCACTACATGAAGGGACTTAACCTCAACGGCGAACTCGTGTACATCTGCAAGGATGACCTCCGCATGATGTGCTTTGACTACGAGCCGACCGAAGAACTTGAGCAGGAGTACCTAGCAGACCTTGCCG